TTGACAACTTTAATAGAAACGGAGAAAATCACAACGGAGAAAGATATGTCGCTTAATTATGAAAGTGCAAAATTACTTGCACAACAAACAGGTGGTAAGTTAAATGCAGATGATGTACTTAATCTTGCCGAATACGGAACAACTACACCAATGGACTTTGCTCCAGTGGAGGAAGAAGTCGAAGGTGTATGCATATGTGGTATCGTGGATTGTCCCGATGCATATGCTCACACAACGAGTGGGTATTAATATGGAGATTGGATTTTTAGGAGGGACACTGTTATGTGTTATTATGTTTAGTATGGTATTTGTAGGATTACATTTAAACAAACCATTTCCTTGGGAGAAAAGGGATGAAGACTGAATTAAAAATGAGATACTACTATTTGGTATTAGGTGCGACACTAGGTTTCCTAGTAGGTGCATTGTCAATGAAGGTAGAAGCTTCTGATGCAAACAATGATATTTTTTGTCTTGCACAAAACATTTATTTTGAAGCAGGTAATCAACCCCTTGCAGGTAAGATTGCAGTGACACAAGTAGTGTTGAATAGGACTGAACACCCTAACTACCCAACAACTGCTTGTGGTGTTATCTATCAATCAAAAACTAGAATCAACTGGAAAGGTGTAGAAGTTCCTATAAGGAATCAATGTCAGTTCAGTTGGTTTTGTGATGGTAAGTCAGACGACCCAGTGGATAGTCCAACATGGTTATCCTCACTCAACATTGCAAGGAACGTAGTGCAAGGTGCATACGGAGATATCACTGAAGGTGCAACACACTACCATAGTGTATACGTTAATCCATATTGGGCAGACTCATTGAATGAGACTGTAGTTATCAACGAACACATCTTTTACAAATGAAACGAGAAATGGTATCAACACTAACCCACACAACTAGAGAAGTTGCAATAGACTTTTTAAGGTGGAGAGAAGAACAAAAAAACAAATCAATGATAGGACACAATGGTTGTCCATATGATGATAACGAAGGAGAAAATTATGTATGATAAAGAAGTAAACAAACAACTCTCAAGACGAGAGAGAGTATTGTTAAATCCATTAGAGGCAAGTCAGAAGAGTGACAGTCCTTTTAGGAAGTCTTTAAAAGAGACTAACTATGTTATGAATGGAGTGCAACATGTCTACAAATTTCCAAATGGTTATGGTGCTTCGGTAGTTAAACATGACGGAAGTTATGGTGGTAAGAGTGGTTTATGGGAATTAGCGGTTCTCGAAGGAGAAGAGTTGTGTTATACTAGTGGTATAACTGAAGATGTTGTTGGACACTTGACATGGGAAAATGTCGAAGAGTTCTTATCAAAGATTAAACAATTATGAATTTATTTTATTTACATGAAGACCCTTGGAGAAGTGCAGAACTGCATTGTGACAAACACGTAGTCAAAATGATTATTGAGTATGCACAAATGTTATCCACTGCACATAGAATGTTAGATGGAGAACAATATACAGATTCTTCTAGTGGACGTAGAATCCAAAGGTGGGAACTGGAAAATTCTAATATGGACGAAGTTCTATACAAAGCTTCTCATATCAATCACCCTTCTACACGTTGGGTCAGAGAAAATGCAGTTCAGTATCAGTATGCATACGATATGTTTACTGCACTATGTGATGAATATACTTATCGTTATGAAAAGACACACTTAACTGATAGCAAACTGAGGGGTCTACTCAATAGATTACCACATAATATAACACTTGGGGAATGGTCGGAACCACCTCAGTGTATGCCTGATGACGTTAAGTCAGAATCGACACTTGATGCATACCATAAATACTATGCAATCTACAAAAAAGAATTTGCAAAGTGGACAGACAGACCAGTCCCACAATTTATGAGTATGGTATGAGAATGTTAGTTGAGAGTTATGGTGATATTAAAATCTTTTCAGATAGACCATTCGGTTATAAAAGATATCACGTTGAATGGGAAGACGGAACTGAATCAATGTTCAGTGGTATTTGGTATTCCGAAAAGAAAGTCAAATCGATTGTAAAAAATCATATACAATCTAGAGGAATATAATGCCGACTTACACATTTCAAAATTTAGAAACAGATTGTATCGAAGAAAGAATTATGTCATACACTAAATTAGACCAATTCAAAGAAGACAATCCACACCTTAAACAAGTTATCCTCACTGCACCCGATACAGTTGGTGGACATGGAGACAGAGTTAAAACCGACAGTGGTTTTCAAGAAGTAATGTCCAAGATTGCTTCTAACAATATCGACACACCATTAGGTGAAAGGTATCACCGAAAGTCTGCAAAAGAAGTAAAGACTAGAGATACTATCCAAAAGCATATTGACATACAGTCAAGAAAGAAGTAAAATAAGATATGACACAATTAAAAACAACCTTAGTAGATTTAGCAGACTTAGAGTTATTAGATTTAAAAACAACAAACAAAGATGGTAAGAGATACTACACTGATACAAACGGAAGTTTCTACTACCCAAGTGTCACGAGTGTCACTGGTCTACTATCACGTGACCATATCAAGTTATGGAGAAAACGTGTAGGTGAAGAGACTGCAAACAAGATTACTGCACAAGCAACTAAACGTGGAACCAACTTCCATTCATTAGTAGAAGATTATTTAAGAAAAGAAAAACCATTTATAGAGTTTGACAACGTTCTACAGGAAGGAATGTTTAAAGCTATGCAACCAGTATTAGACGAGGTCATACCGATTGCACTTGAAGCACCACTCTATTCAAACGTATTACAAATGGCTGGACGTGTAGATTGTGTTGGAATATTCAACGACCAGTTAAGTATAATAGACTTCAAAACCAGTGCAAAATTCAAAGAGGATTATATGGCAGAAAGTTGGTTTATCCAAATGACTGCATATGCAATAATGGTTGAAGAACTTACAGGTCAAGCAATCGAAGAGATTACTGCACTAGTAGCTATCGAAGGACATAACTCCTTTCAGATATTTTCTGCAGACCCACTTGACTATGTTGATAAGCTAAACGACTTACGAGTCAGATATAAAAACGTATACGGAGTATAATATGAGTGAAGTGAAAGAATTTAATTTAGAAGGAGATTGGAATTGGAATAAGATAATCTCTAATGGTGATGAGTGGATTGAGTCTCAAGCATACGATAGTGCTTATGATAATCTACTAGAGTATCTTGCAATCGATAGTGAGGAAGATGTGACAGAAGAAGTGTTAGATAAAGCAGACCATCTCATAGATTACCTAACAACACCTTATGCAGAAGGTGGTCTCGGTGTTCATGACACTAGTCCAACTTACTATGCATACTATAGTATAGTTAGGAATTGGAGAGACAACTTAGAGTATGGGTATTAAGATGATTGAAGTTGGAAAAGAATATCATATCTACCCAAAGTTTAAAAAGTCCTACACTGAACGTGAAGTGTTTAAGAACAATGACAACGAAGATAGAGTAGTCATAGAAGCACTATGGAGAAGTGGTGCATATATCGTTAAGATTACTAACGAGGAAGAGAAGGAACAACTAGAAGCATATCTTTCAGAAGATGCAACTGGTGACATGGAGCCATGTGAGTTCGAAGAGAATGAATTTATAGAATCGTTTGACGAGTGTGGACGTGACTATTATATCCACCTTGCAGAAGATAGTGAAGCAGACGAAGACGAAATGCAAGAACTACTTGAAGAAGAAGGACATGATTGGTTATGGGAAAACAACTATGACTCATGGGATTGTGAACACTTCTTTGGACTGCCTTTAATTGCAGACGAAGTAGACCCCGATAACAGATACAACACAAGGTTTTAATATGATTACCCGTAAAGAATTTTCAGAACAAGTAGAACGTTTAATAGTCAGAGGAAGGGGTGCAGATATTATGTCTGCAATTGTAAAAGTTTGTGAACTAAACAATGTAGAACCCGAGTCTGCAAAGAGGTTATTATCTCAACCTCTTAAAGAGAAACTAGAAGCAGAAGCAGCTGGTCTCAATTTAATTAATAGAGGTAAGAATCCTAAAGGAACAATATCCAGTTTCTTTTCAGACTAATAGGAGTTATTATGAAAAAAGGTGATATAGTAGCAGTAGTTGCTACAAGTGGTGAGTATGTTGGTGAGTTGGTTTCTAGTAAACCAGTGACACTTGCAAACCCCAAAATGATTGTCAACACACCCGAAGGAGGAATGGGTTTCTCTAAAGGTGTTGCAGTGACAGGTGAAGTGAATCCAACTGAAATGATTTTCGGTTCATACGTCTTTATTGCTAAGTGTAATAAAGAAGTGTCAGAAGCACATATAACTGCAGTAAGTGGTATCGAAATTCCAAAGGAAAAGAAGATAATAACTTAATGACAAGTCGTGAAGGATATGATGCATACACTCTTTATCTTGGAATAAAATTACATTTCCATTCTAAAGATTATGACTTTATCAAATATAATGGTAAAGTCAAAAGTGATATAAACTCATTTCTTAAACGGAAGGACAAATACCATTTTGGTAAATTGTTCAAAACCCACAAACAAGAATTGCAAGACTTTTACATTGCAAACTTGTCTCTGAAAGACTTATGGGCGGGAGACCTACTTGATAACGAGTGTGTCAAAGTCTATAAGGACTGGAAGAACAGAAATCAGAAACTAACGTATCTTTTTGAAACGGAAGTTGCTGATTTACTTCGTAAGAGGAATATTAATAAAGTGTTAGAAGTGAAAAACGGACAACACCCTATACTCTTAAAAGAGTTCTTAGGTAAAAAGATATCCCTCGAGACGATGTGTATTTTAGATGAAATCATTGGTTATACTAATGATTGGGAACGATTGATTTCAGAAAACTTAGTCTATCCCGATATACAGAATAAGATAAACAAATACAAATCTTTTGTATCTGTAGACATTAAGAAGTATAAAGGGGTATTGATTGAGTTGTGTCAATAGATTCTAAGAAACACTAAATACGAATGTCGATTAGAAACCCTCTTGTATTCTTATACGAAAGGGTGTATAATAGACATATACAATGCTAATAAAATGTTAATACAATAGGAGAATACAATGTCAACATCATTAGATAAACTAAGAGCAGCCATGGAAACGGCTTCACCTACAGAAGGTGCTAAAAAATCCTACTCAGACGACACTATGTGGAAACCCGAACTAGATAAAACTGGTAATGGTTATGCCGTGGTTCGTTTCTTACCTACTCCCGATGGAGAAGAGATGCCTTGGGTATCATACTTCGACCACGGGTTCCAAGGGCCAGGTGGTTGGTATATTGAGAAGTCTTTAACGACTCTTAATAAACAAGACCCTGTCTCTGAATACAATTCAACGTTGTGGAATACAGGTATCGAAGCAAATAAAGAGATTGCACGTAAACAAAAAAGACGTTTACATTATGTGTCAAATGTCTATGTTGTTTCAGACCCTAAAAATCCCGACAATGAAGGTAAAGTCTTCAAATACAGATTTGGTAAAAAAATCTTTGAACAACTCAAAGAAGCTATCTCACCTGCGTTTGATGACGAAGCTCCAATCAATCCTTTTGATTTGAGAGAAGAAGGTGCAAACTTTAAAATCAAAATCAGAAAAGTAGACGGATACTGGAACTATGATAAATCAGAGTTCGAAAGTCCTTCACCACTTTTTGATGATGAAAATAGGTTGAATGAGATAAATAATTCAACATATTCTTTATCAGATGTAATTGCACCTAGTGAGTTCAAGTCTTATGACGAACTAAAAGAGAAACTCGATAGAGTTCTCGGACTCACTGGAAGTGTATCAACTGCTACTGCAGAAAGTGTTGCAGAAGACCTAGACGAAGTGCCTTGGTCAAATGTAAACACTGAAACTGTTGCAGAGGAACCTGTAATCGCATCAGCAGAATCTACTCCACAAGTGGAAGAAGATGACGCGATGGATTACTTTAAGAAATTAGCTTCTGATAGTTAATTTCTAAACTGGGGTAGTCGTTTAATTCATTATGAATAACACTGAAAGGACGACTACAACACTAAGGTCGTGGACATGGGGATACTTAGTAAGGGAAAGGTCAATAGCATAAGCGGATTGGTCGGTGAAGAACGGGTTGCTGTAAGGCGTGGGGTGACTTCACACTATTTAAGATTATTATGAAAAGTGAATATTATAAAAACATTCTACCATGGAATGAAAACGAAAGGGTTATTGACCAGTTTGGTTGGAACCCACAATCAGTTATCACTCCAACTAAATCGTCTAAGAACAATTGGGACGATGCATACTTAACTGCATACGAAGAGAAGAGAGGAGTTTGTCCTCGTCTTCCTAATGGTTTAATGATGAGTGAGTTTCATGCTGGTTTATGTGAGAACATAGTTCACTATTGGTCTATGGTTGGTGATACAATCGTTGACCCATTTGCTGGAAGAATGACACGTGCATTTGTGTCTGCTTCATTAGGAAGAAATTATTACGGGTATGACGTATCTTCCGAAACAGTAGGAAAAGTTAGAGAAGAAATGGGGAGACATTCCTTTGACGGAGACTACGATATTATAGAGAGTGACGGGTGTGAAATGAAACATACCGATGACGAGTGTGCAAACTTAGTTATGACTTGTCCACCTTATGGTGATATCGAAAGATATGAAAGTGCAGAGGGTCAGTTATCCGACCTAAGAAAGTATGAAGACTTTTGTGAAAGGATACAAGTTTGTGGAGATAACATAGAACGAGTTTTAAAGCCAGGTGGTTTTGCAGTTTGGGTTTGTGGTGATTGGAGAAGAGACGGAGAATACAAACCTTTTCATTCAGATACTATAAATATGTTCACTAAGTCGGGTCTGAAATTACATGATATAATTGTAATGAAGAACGACACTATATTTGCAGCCTTACAAGCAGGTAAGTGTGCAAGTAAAAGATACACTGCAAAGGTGCATGAATTCATCTTAGTGTTTCGTAAAGAAGGGGAACTAGAGTATAGTTCAGATACAATAAAAAACAGAGAGGAATCTTTAGAACAATTTTTCAAATAATATGCCAAGTGTTAAACCAAGAATAAACCCAAAGAATAGAATGGAAGAACCATTCGATAAAGTGTTAAGACGCTTTAAAAAAGAATGTGAGAATAAAGGTATAGTGCAAGAGTGTAGAGATAGAAAGTATCACGAAAAACCTAACGACACTAGGAATCAAAAGAACCAAGAGTTAAAAAGAAGAAAGAAACTCAATAAGAAAAAAGCATTATTAGAACAGAATCGTAGAGTTAGAGGAGTTAGGTGAGAACAAAAAGAGAGAAACGAATCATAAGACAATTTCTTATCTCTGCAGTTATAGGGATATTAGGATTGATTGGTGCAATCTATATCTATTTAAATTTTCAACCACCATTAACCACACCTAAAGATTATATTGATTCACCCATACAGGAAACAGCAGAAGAAAGATACACATGAACTGGCACGGAGGAAAAGGTTCCAAAAGAAGGAACTCAGACGATAAACTCTACTCAGATAACTGGGAGAAAATCTTTGGCAAACCTAAACCCGAAGTCTCTGTTCGTAAAGAGACACCTACCCATGGACTTACTCAAGTTCATAAAGATAAAACGAAATTAATCCCTCGTAAAGAGAAGTATAAAACTATTTAATTACCAAGCTGGAACTGGAGATAACTTACTTTGTGTAGGTTCGTCATTAGAGGTCTTAGGTGCATTAATATTGGTATAAGTTTGTCCACTGTTGTTGTTAGTGACATTCGACATAACATTTGAATTGGTTGTTGTGGTTCCACTTGCAGAGTAAGATTCCATTCTTTGACCTTTGATATTATTACCAGTGTTTGGATTTCCAGCTGCAGTTATTTGTGCTTCAGTATATAAGCCAGGATACTTAGCATTGTGTTCCATCATTCTTTGTTGAAGTTTATTGTATCTTTCTCTCTCTACAATTAACTCGTTAGCAACCTGTGACATTTCCATAGACATTGCAGAACCCGACGCAGGTTCAACATATTTTGGGTCATTCTTAGACCTTCTTTCTTTGTTCACAAGTTTCTCTTCAGACTGTTCCATTTGTCCTTCGATTCTTTCTTGTTCGGTAGTTCCCATAACTTTACCAGCAAGACCTTTCATCTTTTCATACCAAGACAATTCTTTAGGGACACCTTTGTCAAGTCTAATCATTGCTTCTGTTAGTGTGTCTATTGCTTCTGAGAAGTTATTAAGGTTCTTGGTTGAAGGTTTTAAATCCTTAAACATAGAAATTACATTACCAACACTACCTAAGTTTTTGAATGCTTCACCTAAGTCAAGTAGAGGTTTCATATTTACATCTTCTAAACCTTTTGCAAACTCAGTGACTTTTTCCATTGGTGATTTTGCACCAAATAAACTTCCTAAACCTTCCATTAGACTTCCTAATAGACTACCACCAGTCATTGCTACTAGACCAGCACCAATAGCTGCTAATCCAGCACCGACTGCTATGAGGTTTAATCCGTCAACTTGACTTAACTGCATTATGTCTGGCACAAAATTTCCGAATGCATTAGCAGCTAAGTCGGCTGCATATGCAAATGGAATTAAGGCCGCACCTAGTAAACCAATTGCAAGAGCTCCTAGTGCAATTAGTGGAACAAAAGTGCCTAGTATTGCAGCTGCAACACCTAGTGTTATTAATGCAGCTGCAATAACACCTATTGTTCCCAGTCCAACGTCTTTCATTAAGTTAAGTGAAAATGCAAGTGGAACCATTGCAGCTCCAAGTGCTAAAACAGCTAATGCACCTTTTAACATTGCACCTGTTGACCTTCTTAACATTTTTGCAAGTAGAACTAATCCAGTCATTGCAATTAGACCTTTACCCATTTGTTTAAAGTCTACACCATTAAATTGTTTTAATCCTATTGCAAGTAATCCTACTGAACCTGCTAATACTGCCATAGAGACTGCACCCTTAAGAACTTTAGTATCTCCAAACTTCTTAACACCTTCTGCAATACTTTTTAAGAATCCACCACTCTTACTTCCTTTAGAAGGTATGATTGATTTATCTGCAGTCTTAGGGAGTGCCTTTGCCATTGCACCTTCTTTCTCACCCTTCTTACCACCGAGTATACCCGAGAGGAATCCTTTACCTTTAGATTTTTTCTGAGACTTATCTGCAGACTCTTCTCCTCTACTAAAGACACTAGTGACACCTTCAAGTAAAGGCCCAAACTTCTCTTTGAATTTTTTTACGGGACTCTTTAACGCATCTCCGATACCTTTCATTACGTCACCGAATGCATTTATTTTTTTAGTGAAGGTATCTGCCATTCCTAATAAGTCGATACCTATTAGTTCGTCTAGTCCTTCACTGAACTTGGTCATTCCTTCGTAGTCAGTTGCTTTCTCTAAACCTTTTTGATACTCTGCAGTAGTTTCTTCTAATGCGGCACTTCTTACTTCTAAA